AGAAATCCTGTACTGATCCTTATCTGCAGCATGCCTGGGTTTCTGTATGCATTGATATATTAACGCGCAACGTTGCCCGTGCGGAATTTGAAATTAAAAAAAATGGAAAGCCTGAAAAAGATTCAAGGCTTGTGAAATTGTTCCGCTACCCTAACAAGGCTACGAGCCGTTTTGATTTGTGGAAGCAGACCTGCGCCTGGTGGAGTTTAGATGGCGAAGCGTTCTGGTGGTTCGGTGAAAACTACTGCTGCGGGATTCCTGATGAAATCTTTATTTTAAATCCTCGTAACATGCAGCATGTAGTTGAAGATGGGAAAGTTATTAAATGGGTTTACACCGAAGGTGGCAATGGTAAACCGTATATCATTCTGCCTGACGAGCTCATTCATTTTAAGGACTGGAATCCGTGGAATGAATATCGGGGTGTAAGTCCATTAGTGAGTTTGGGTCTTGAGGTTGAACAGGATTTGCTGGCGGCAAAACAAAATTCGGGACTGTTGAAGGAAGGTGGAGTTCCTAAAGGGCTTCTTAAGACAGACCAGGTATTGACCGAAGCGGAGGCAGAAATTCTTGCTAGAACCTGGGACAGGAAATACGGGCGCGGTATGAAAAACCGAGTAGCTGTGTTGGGTAAAGGTACGGAGTATCAGCCTCTGACATTCAGCCCTGATGTTCTGAAGCTTTACGACATGAAATCGTGGAACCTGTATACTCTCCTGGCAAAGTACGGTATTCCCCCAAGAGTAGCAAATATACAGGATTCAAAAAGTTCCTTAAGCGGCACGGACACAGAGAGCCAGCACCGTGCATTCTGGAATTTTACCCTCATTCCGCTTCTGAGAAATTTTGAACAAATCTTGGAAGTACAGTTTTTCCGTAGGTTTAACTTGCAGGAGACCGGCGAGTTTAATCTAAATTCCATACCCGAGCTGCAGGAATCGGAGGATGCACAAAGCAATCGGGACATCGCTGAAATTAATGCCGGGCTCAAGACAATCAATGATGTTCTTAGGGCACGGGGAGAACAAGAGAAACCGTGGGGCGATATCTGGTACAAGCCTTCTTCCCTGACGGCCATTAATTCTGATTCTATCATTGGAGATTAAAAGCTAATGAAAAAAGTAATGATCGCAACAATTGACGCTTACACTAAAGAAATTATTCGAAACTGTGTTACACAGGCATTGCCTAGAGTAGAGATTATTGATGTCACAACTGATGAAGATATTTTGTATCACATCAAGAGTGCTGAAGATGACATTATCTTTTTTGACAAGTATTTTTTGAGCTATGTTTTAAGATTCAAAATTATGACTTTACGGGCAATAAGTAAAAATCTGCGTATCTATTTTTGTGAAACTGGCGAGTGCTCAAGATATTTTGGGCTGCGTCTATTTAAACTTGGTGTTGATGGATTTGTTGCAAACATTGATAACCGTCAAAACTTTATCCAGAAAATCCGGATTATAACCGGTGCTCACAGATTATTTCCAGATGAAGTAATTGAAAGCATAGAGGCAAATGAACATCTGCTTGAAAACAAATGCTGTGGCGAAGTAACTGAGCTTGAATTTGCGATTGGCATTAAGCTTGGTCAGGGTAAAAGCATGAAGGAAATCAGTGATGAATTAAACACATCTGTGAATGCTGTAGGCAATCATATTCACTGGCTGAAAAAGAAAATCGGCTACAAGAGTATGAATGACTTTACACTTCTTAATCAACAGATGGAAAGAATGCACATAAGGAGCTGGGCATGTTAGTAAAAATCGATGGTATTACAAACAAAGAGTTTTCAAAGGACAACAACCTTTTCTTAAAATTTCTGCGTGAGAACACCTGCTCCGGGAAAGTTACTCCCGAAGTAGAAGTTTTCAAAGGCGCAGAGCTTTCTAGGGAAACCTTTCACTGGGTTATGTCTACTTTTGATACTGACCGCGATTTTGAAAAGGTGGACCAGGCCGGATGGGATTTGAAAAACTATCTGGCAAATCCTGTTGTGTTATGGAGCCATGATTACAGTATTCCTGCAATCGGCGTTGCAAAGAATGTAAAGGCTGACATGAGCCTTGAAGGTGACATTATGTTCAACGACAAGGATTTTGACGAGTTTGGCTGGAGCATCGGGCAGCGCGTAAAGGCCGGAGTGCTTAGCTGTGGTTCTGTAGGCTTTCGGGTTGATGAGGTTGAATTCCTGGATGCGGCTGACCGCGACTGTGATTTGATTTTCAGGAAGCAGGAGCTTTTAGAGTTTTCTATCTGCTGTGTACCTTCAAATCCATTTGCGAATGTGAAGCTTACAAAAAGTCAGAAAAAAGGAAGTCCTCTTTCTTTTTATGACAGGATTTGCGCTGGCTTACAGGTCAGAGCTTAGGTAAAAGATTGCCGGAGCAATTCCGGCATTGATAAATAAAAACGGAACCGCAACCCAACTACCAATTGACTGCGGTTCCGTTATTCAAGCGAAGAACAAAAAAGGAGGTTCTACTTGAACGAGGTTATTATAGGCTTGCAGCAGAAATTAAACAATATGAAAAGCCTGGTACCAACCGAAGCTGCAACACCGGAACAGGTTTCTAAATACTTCAATGAAACTGAAGAACTCATTGACGGTATTCTGAAAATGGCAGACAGTCAGCAGACTGCATCTACATCAGAGCTCGAAGGAATCAAGGATTCCATCAAGGAACTCAGAAATCTTTTGAGAAAGTCTGATGCCGAAATGAAGCCTTTGACTTACCGTGATGTCTGCTACAATCTTGGAAAAGCTTTGTGCGCAGCCTGGAACAAGGATGCACAGACACTTGGAGAACTCAAGTTCTGTCCTAACATCAGAGCTGAAAAGTGGAACAATCCAAAGGACTTCTCCTGGGAGACTGGAAAAGGCTTTGTTCCTTCAAAAGCAGTTCTCGGAGAACCAATCGGAAATCTTGCAAACAATGACCAGTACCTTATCAATCCGATTTACGAAGAGACAATCATGCAGGAAGCTGCAAAGCAGTCTATGATGATGAACCTGGTAACTCACCGCCCTATGAGTGGACCTTCAATCTTCATTCCTGAAAGAGACCGCGGCGGAATTGAGCTTAAATGGCTTACCGCTTACGGACAGAAAATTGATGCAACAAAATCAAACATGCCGACAAGAACAGAGCTCAAAGCCTACACTCTTGCAGGCTATGTTCCATTCTTTGACGAGTTTGGTGAAGATGTATTTGTTGATTTGGGTAAAATGTTCCTTGAAGATTTCTGTGAAGCTTACGGCCAGGAGTTTGACCGCCAGTGTCTTGTCGCTGACGATGACCCATTCACCGGAGCCATCAACATGGCAAACGCAGAAGTGCACGCAGCTTCAAGCGCAGCAATTGCGGACCTGACTTATCAGGACTTTAGAGCTGCAGAGCTCAAAATTGAACCAGAAGAAAGAAAATACTGCAAATGGTTTATGAACGAAACAGTTTTAAATCACATTACAAACATACAGGACGACAACGGAAATCCAATCTGGCGTAAGCCATGGGAAGGAATGCCAGGCCGCCTTGATGGTTACGATGTAATTGAAAGCAGACTTCTTCCACAGTTTGCCGACATCGCAGCCGACACAACCTTTGCCATCTTCATGAATCCAAAGCGCATTATACATGGCAACCGCAAAGGAATTGAAATCAAACGCTTTGACGAAACAACAGAGAGCCTGGAATATGGTGAACTCTTTATGAGATTCAGAAAGCGTGACGGTTTCCTCGTTACCCGCCCTGCAAAGAATATGGTACTTCTGAAAACCGCAGAAGAATAACCCGTGCACACAGCGTGACCCGCGCAGTCAGCTTCCAGACAACAAAATCGGAGAGAGTTTGGAGGCTGATTACAAGCGGAAGGAATTAAAACTTATGAAACCATTCCCTTTTGAAGAACTCCAGAAGATACTGGAATTAAAAGATACAGAAATAGAAACAGATGAACTCATATTTAATTCTACTCTTACACAAGTAGAAAAGATACTAAGATTTTCTCTTGAGGACAGAAACTACAACGAGCTGCAAACAGTAAAAGACCATGTTGTTTATACAGACTATGACCACATAACAGAAATGGTAAACATAACAGATATGAACACAAAAGAGCATGTACCTAACTGCATAATAGACGGAAGAAAAATCTTCTTACTTTCTGCAGAATATGAAAACCATGTTTTGTTTCTGAATTACAATGCAGGCTTTACACCAGAAACTTTACCGGCTGATTTGAAAGAAACAATCATTAAACTCTTTCTGATAAAAAAGAAAGAGTTTATAAAACAAAGAAATCACGAAGATAACCCAAGCTTTGAAATGCCTAAGGACATTACAAATGTAATTGATTTATATAGAAGAAAATCACTGTAATGAATAACTTTGAAAGTGTTTACAAAGAACTAGAAAACCTGTTTATAAACAAACTCCCTGACTACATAGAAAAGATAAATGTAGAACACAATGACGGAATTATAATTAAACCATTTGAAAACACAAAGCTGGAAGAAAACTGTATAATCCTTCCGTCCTTCAGCTTTGCTTTAGAACAGGCTGAGTATGAAGAAAAAGACAGAATAATTGAAAACACAATTTATGAAATAAGCATCGAAATAAAACTCCACCCTAACACAGATAAACAAACAATTATATTTTTCAGGTATGCAGAGGCCATAAACATGACGATAAAAGATAGTGAAAGCTGGCAGGACTGCAGAATAACGAACATCAAGGGGAAGAAAATAATTATACGAATAACTGTGTGAGGTTCAAATGAATTATGACAAGAAGCTTGCAAAATATGCAAAGCAACTGAGAAATCCAAAATACTATGACAAAATTTCGGATATAATTGATAAAGCATACAAAGAAAACTATGAGTTCAAACAATTCAGTCTGCATGATTTGGAATACCTTACCGGAGAAATAGAAGCCTACTACGAAGCAATAACGACAAACGAAGAACACGAAAGAATGGTAAAATTCTGCAACTCATATTGGATTGTAGTAAGCGATAAAAACTATGTAATGGGCTACACGGAACATTTACTGGTAGCAATCCACTTTATAATGAAATCCTACATCACGCTTTTCTTTTCAAGAATAAGACAAACATTCGATCCTACAATAATCATTGATTTTGAACATGTAAACAAAGATTTGTATCTATGCCACGGTGGATTAAAAGCTGCTGAGTTCTTAGGATGTGATTTTTTAGATTTGAGTGAAAAGATGGTGGAATTAAATTAACCTTTTATTTCAAGGAATGGATCTACGGATTCTTCAAGCCATTGGATTATCTGGTCTTTTACAGCTTCAATTTTCTGATGTGAGCCTTTTCCTCTTATAGCACATTCCCAGACAAAACAAACTCGCCAACATTGTTCCTGATAATATTTTAAGTTTTCTGCATCTCGTTTCTTATTATTTTCAAACTTCTTTTTCCAAAACTCCTGATTAGACTTTGGAAAAACATAATATTTACACCCTTCATGAGCATGCCAAAAGCAGCCATTTATAAAAATTACAGCATAATATTTAGGAAAAATAAGATCTGGTTTACCTGGATAACGTTTATCACAGATTCTATAACGAAAACCAGCCTTGAATAGTGCCGAACGAATCTGTTTTTCAGGCTTTGTATTCTTAGATTTGATATGAGACATGTTTTTATGACGATCTTCTGTTGATAAAAAATCCATATCCTAATTATAACATATTTTATATATTACTTATAAATAACAGGTGATTTTTTTAAATTTTGAGTGTATAATAGGAAAGTTATATTGTATAAAAAAAAATGGTGGCTGGGATATTAAAAATGGGAAAATCAAAGAAAGAAACTTTCAATTTTATTGATTTATTTGCTGGATGCGGTGGATTAAGTGAAGGTTTCTATAAAGAAGGTTATAAAGCTCTTTTACATTTAGAAATAGACCCAGCTGCATGTAAAACTCTTCGTACCCGAATGAAACATTATAAATATACAGAAGAAGAAATTGATAAAGCTGTTTTATGTGATGATATAACACGAGAAGGAATAATCGAAGAGATTGAATCAAGACTAACAGATAAGGTAGATATTATTATTGGAGGACCGCCTTGCCAGGCATTTTCAACACAAGGACGTGCTCAAGATCCAAATTCGATGAGAGATGATCCTCGTAATTTTCTTTTTGAAAACTATTTGCAAATTCTGAATTATTTCAAACCTAAGTTTTTTATTTTTGAAAATGTTCGTGGAATGCTTACAGCAAAACCAACTGGAATAAAAATTTTTGACATCATTATTTCCGAAATGAGTAAAACTTACAAGGTTTGTAATAATCCAAAGACAATATTACTTAATGCTGCTGATTATGGAGTACCTCAAATAAGGCAAAGGGTTATCCTAATTGGTGTTAGAAAAGATTTAGACATAGAACCAGAAGAAATATATGCTAGAATTAATAAAACCCATAGTGATAATCCTGCAGATGGACTTTCACCATATGTAACGGTTCGTCAAGCTATTTCTGATTTGCCACATATTCAAGCGGGAGAGGGTTCTGATATATGGACTTTTGCCGAATATACTCATATAAATATGAATGAATATATTTCAAGATTAAGAGATAGGCAATTTGGATTTATTTATAATCATAAAGCACGAATTCACAATGAAAATGATAGAGAACGTTATCGAATATTAAGTGCTCATGGCAATTGGCAATTAAAAGATTTACAAAACGTGAGACCAGATTTAATTAATCATGATCCAAAACATTTTGGAAATAGATACACAGTTCAAGAATGGGATAAACCTGCAAAAACTATTTGTGCTCATTTATATAAAGATGGAAACCTTTTTATTCATCCAGATCCTGAACAAGCTAGAACTTTTACAGTACGAGAAGCTGCAAGAGTTCAATCATTCCCTGACGATTTCTTTTTTGAAGGTTCAAGAACTGAACAATTTAAGCAAGTTGGAAATGCAGTACCACCATTAATGGCTCAATCATTTGCACATACACTCAAACAGTTTTTACAGGAGCAAAAATAATTTATGTATAACTTTATAGATTTGTTTTGTGGTGCAGGTGGTTTTTCTACAGGTCTTGAACTAGCAGGATTTAACTGTATTGGGGGAATTGATAATGTAGATGTAATTGTACAAACACATGCTTTAAACCATAAAAATTCAAAATCAATTTGTGGAGATATAAGAGAAATACCTCCTGAAAGGTTTTCAGAAATAATAGGAGCTCAAAAAGTAGATGTTATTATTGGAGGGCCTCCATGCCCAACATTTTCTACTATTGGAGATGCTAAAATACGTTCTGTTACAGGTAAGCCTACAGAAGAAGACCCAAGAAATCAATTATTTCTTGAATACTTAAAATATGTAGATTTCTTTAGACCGGAAATTTTTGTAATTGAAAATGTTCCTAACTTTATTACAAAATATAAAGGAAAAATTTTTAATACGGCTGTTGAAATAATTGAATCAATTGGAAAAGAAGAAAACAATGGAATTGGTTTATATGAAGTTGTAAAACCTGTACAGGTATTAAACAGTGTTTATTATGGTGTTCCACAAACAAGAAAAAGAATGATATTAGTTGCTCATAAAAGAAATTCTAAAAAATTTGAATACCCAAAACCAACACATTATTTTGATCAAGACGATAAAACTAATCTTAAGCATTTTGTAACTGTAGGAGATGCAATTGGGGATTTGCCTAAAATAACAGATAATTGGCGAATCTCAGATGTTGAATATTCAAAAAATGATAATCTTTCTGATTACCAAAAAATAATGCGTACAAATAACAACTCAAACATTGTTTCTAATAATATTTGTCGTATGTCAAATGATAGAGCAAAACAGGTATTTCCTCATATGGCACAGGGAAGTATTTATATGGATTTACCACCAGAAATTAGACAAATATTGCCTTTCAGAGAAGATATATTTAGAGATAGATTAAAAAGATTGATGAATGACCAACCATCATGGACAGTTCTTGCTCATATAGGTATGGATGGATATATGTATATTCATCCAACTGAAAACAGAACCCTATCTGTAAGAGAAGCGGCAAGAATTCAATCTTTTCCTGATGATTTTAAATTTGTTGGTAATCAACAAGAAACATATGTACAAGTTGGAAATGCTGTACCACCCCTTTTAGGAAAAGCAATTGGGGAAAGTATAATGAAATATTTAACAGAGGAGTAATTCTATGGAAATGATGGTTATTAAATTCAGAACAAATGATTTACATCCAAGTCTTGGAAAACAAATTGAGTTCAACCCGACTGTAATCAAAGATTTTTTTAAATTTACAGAAGATGTTGAAAATACAACTTTTGTTTATAAATCAAATAAGAAGGATGATCCTCTTAACAATACTTCTATAAAGGTAATACTGAAAAAAAGTCCAGCTCGTGGAGACTATAAAGTATATCAAAATGATGATGGAAGTTTATTCTTAAAAAATTTTTTACTTAATAATTTAGGGTTATCAGAAAATAACATTGATGACTATTTGGCAATCAGAAAAAAAAATAAATCAAACTATGATTTTTCATATATACAAGCAGAATCCGAAATTGGGCAGTTTTTTAAAATGAATAGTTTGGGAACAGATGGCGGAAGTATAATACATGGTGATATAAAAATAGAAAGCATTATTAAAACTTATAACCGTATAATTTTTGGGGCACCAGGAACCGGAAAAAGTCATAAACTTGAACAGGAATCTTTTATATTTACAAAACAAGAATCTATAAAAACTGATATAACACAACAAATAAAAGATGAAATATCTTCTGTAATAAAATTAAGCGGAAAATTAAATTTCTTAGGAGCTATTGGTATAAAATATGCTGATTATTTAAAAGGAAAAACTAGAAAACAATTAAGTACAGAATTAAATATATCAAGCGATGAATTATATATTGGTTCTCGTGCTAAGGATTTAGCCGAAAAAATCAAAGTAAATGAAGAAGAAGAAGATAAAGAAGAACAAATTAAAGCTCTTGTAAAAGAAGCTCAAGAAGGAGACAACCTTTTACAAAATCTAATGGCAATAGGTATGAAATTTTCTGATTACTTATCAGAAAATACAATGGGAGATCTTAAACAAACCTACGGATTAACTTCGGATGCACAAATGTGGTGGTTATACCGAGGAACACAAGCTATTCAAGTTTTAAATCAGGAACCAAATAAACAACCTATAAAATACCTAGAAAGAGTTACATTCCATCCTAACTATAGTTTTGCTCAATTTGTAGGAACTTATAAACCGATAAAATCTAATCTGAACCCAGAAGATATAACTTATGAATATGTTCCTGGGCCATTTATGAGAATTTATGTAAATGCAAAAAAGAATCCAGATAAAAAGTTTTTACTTCTGATAGAAGAAATAAATCGTGCAAATGTTGCAGCTGTATTTGGTGATATATTCCAACTTCTTGATAGAAAGATTGATGGTACAAGTGAGTATCCGATTACTGCTAGTGAAGATCAGAAACGATATCTGGAAAGTTATGGTATTAATGAAACAGAAATCTCAATTCCATCCAATATGTATATCTGGGCAACAATGAACAGTGCAGACCAAGGTGTTCTTCCAATGGATGCAGCTTTCAAACGCAGATGGGAATTTGAATACATTAATATTGATGATGGAGAATCAGATATTAAAGGAGTAACAATTCCTGTTCCAAATGGAATTAATGAAGATAATACAATTAATTATGTTGATATTGAATGGAATAAATTAAGGAAAGCAATCAATGAACAATTAAAGACAGTTTCTGGAGTAAATGAAGATAAATTACTAGGACCTTTCTTTATTGGTGATAAAATTAAGCTTAAAAATGCCGTTCAAGATAAAGAACAATTCTGTAAATCTTTTAAGAGTAAAATTCTTATGTATCTTTTTGAAGATGTAGTTAAAATGCAGCCAGGTGAATTGTTTGATTCTAAAGAAGGTATTAACGTTCATTATTCAGATATTTGCAAAGACTATGATACTAAAGGATTAAGAATCTTTGTAAATGCTGTTTATGACCAGTTTTCTGAATTTAACGGAGAAGCTTAATAAGTGAAAATAAAGCATCAGAGAATCTATTCTGCTTTTTTTAGGGAAACAAAAACATTCTATAAAATCGAAGATTTGAAAAAGCTTCTTAAATCTTCCGATTCAAAAGAAATTACATTAGAACATGCAAACGAGATTTACCAGAAACTTTTAGATGAAAATGTAATTAAATCCTGTACAAAAAAGCAGTTTGATTTAAACGAATTGAATGAAGAAGACGTCGCAAAAAAAGAAGAAGCAGACCCCACAATTATTAATAATAATGACAAAGGTTTTTTCTTCCGATTTGTAGGTGTTGTTTATATTGATGACTGTATCTTAAAAATATATCCTAAATATATAAACTTAAATGGAGAAAAAACTGCTTCGGCAGAGGATTATAATAAAGCTACTGACAAAGAAAAAGAATCTGTTCAGAAGCATTTTTCTCAAACACTTAAAGTTATTCGAAAAATAAGCAAAGATTCACAGAATGTAAGCCTCAATAATCAGAACAAAGATAAGTACAATCATATTGCCATGCAGATTTTCCTTCTGGAAGATTATTATAGAAACGGACTTTATAATAATATAGAAACTATTATAGAGACAAATGGCGAAGGTGAAATTGATTACGATAAAACTATAAATGAAACAAACGCAATCATAAAAAAACGAAAACCTTATTATGTTGAATTACAGACAATAAATACCAGAAGTAATGATTTTGATTACTTTAAACTTTTGCATGAAAGTATTCTTTGTGAATGTTCAAAAACATTAAGAGATACAAGTCTTCTTGAATATCTTGGTATGATTCCTTGTGAACTCACAGGAATGGAGTTATCAAGCTTTGGTGATTTGAATTATATAAAATATCGTTTACAACAGGAAATAAGGACACAATTTGTTACAAGAAAAAGAAATCAGCTTATTTCACTTTTAACTTATATTACAGAGTCGACAAGTCATAAACAGTCTAATTCTTTAAAGCTTTTTGGATCTTATCATTTTGAACATATTTGGGAAGTTGTTTGTAAAGCTGTATTTAATGATTTATATAATAATGAATACAGAATTGGAAAATCCGGTTTGAAACCTAATCCTTCAATTTATCAAATGACAAAGGTAGGAATACTAAACGAAAACACAAATCCGGAAAGAATCAATAAAAAATCAAACTTCAAAGATTTAATTGAGAAAGTTGAATGGAATATGAATGGTATTCCATATAAACCTGATGGTAATCTTACTCCTGATTTAATTTGTATTGATGATAAACAAAAGTTTTATGTTCTTGATGCCAAATATTATGTAGTAAAGACAGATGAAGAAACAAAACAGATTCAAAATAATCCAGGTATACAGGATGTTCTAAAACAATTTGCTTATGAAAGAGCTTATAGCAATTTCTTAAAAGATTATCTGTTTACTCATACCCTGAATGCGTTTATTATGCCTTCAAAATTTTCTGACTGGAATAAAGAAGATGGTGTTATTTCATATCATAAAGGCTTTGTAAATTATAAATTAATGCAAAATAGTTCGTATGAAAGTCTCGGCCCAATACAAGTTCTGGAAACTGTTCCTGATTTTTTATTTAGTAATTATTTACAAGGAAAAATATGTTTGAACGAACTGACAAACTATCTTATGGACAAAAATCTTTTACATGCTATTAACAGACATAAGAACAGTGACGGACAAGATTACGGACTAATTTTAATTGGGCATATAAGGACAGAATACTACACACAAATTAAAAACAAAAAAGTATTTGATTTCTATTTTTATGATAAAGATAAATATCAGACTATAGCTGTTCACCCTGAAATTATGAATTGTTCTCATTTTATTGGTTATGATTTTGATAATAAAACTGGAACTGTAATAAAGGGAACCGTAATACCTACTATAAAGAAATTAAAAGGCTCTGAACTTAGAAAGCAACTTGAAGATAAAGGCATTAGAAAAGACACTGATGATATGCCTAGTTACTACTGCATCACTATCGAAAATGCAGAATGCATATCATATTCAGAAAAGCAATTTGAACGATTAAAGAATATTATTGATGATGGTCGCGGTAATTTCTTATTAGATGATTACGCACCAAAGGTAATTGATAATGAGTAAACATGTACAATACGGTAAAACATTAGGAATCTTCTACGATGCTTACAGAAAGTTCTGTAAAGAAAACTCACCAGACGGAAAACCAAATTCTGAAACACCTGAAATGTTCCGTCAGTGGTTTATTTCTAATTTTGTTGCAAGCATGGATGATGCAACTTGCTGCCAATTATTTCTTAGAGATCTGAATCACGAACTTACTCATATTTATTTAAAAGATGAAAACCTTATGGACTTTTTTAAAGCTGTAGAAATTCGTGATTTAGATGGAATTAAAACTTACATCAAAGATAACGGTTCTAGCGTTGTATTAAATAATGATGACCAGCTTGAAAATCTTACCACCGGAATTAACTTTGGAATTTGCTTGCATATTCCTAAAAAATCACAGGGCTACGTTTTTGCCTACTCTCTCTATGATATTTCAAATGAACTTCGTATTTTCGTAAATCACGGAATGGAACAATATCATATTTCAAGTAATGAAATTGAAGATAAAAAATCTATTGTTTATACAGACCAGGAAATGAATGAAATTACGAAGCTTGCGATAAATCTTCTTTCGTACATTTATTGTTTTCCTGATTGCCTTGTTGATGGCGCTCCGCATGATGTAAAAACAGAGAATAATCACTATCTAAATACATCAGATAAAGTTATAGATGTAACTGAAAAAGCTGCAGCCGGTGTTGTAATTCCACATTTCAGACGTGGTTATTTCAAACGATTAAATAGCGACTTTTATAAAAATAAAAAGGGACAAATTGTCTTCGTTCATGAAACTATTGTTAATGGTATAGCTAAGACATTGGAGGAAAAATAATATTTCTTTTATAACTAAGTAATGTTATAATAGATTATATATTTAGGTGGAATAAAATGGATATTTTAGATGATTTGATAGACAAATATTATGATAAGTTTGTAGGACTTCCAAATAATAAACATATTGTCAGAAATGGTCATATAGATGATGCATTTGAATTGGTTGTTCTAGAAACTCTTTATGGGTCAGAAAAAGAAATTAATTTGTCAAATTATAGTATGTCTGATCTAGAAAGAATATCATCATATATTGTTCCACCAAAGGATAACGGTGTTGATATTGTTATTGAACATGAAAGTGCAGATGGAAGTACATTTGATTTTGTTCAAGTAAAGAACTCAGAATTAAGACCACTTGATTTACAAAAAGAAATCCACTATATGGAAGAATCAGTTAATACTTTTCTAAAGAAACCTGCTGACATTGGTGAAAACTTACGCACTGTTCTGCAAGAACTAGGTTTCTCAAAAGAAGACAAAGAAAATTGTAAATTTATATTAGTACATAGAGGTGATACGAATTATTTCAATGGTCAAGAAAAAAATGAACAAATAATAACCGGTAATGAATTAAAAATCTTACGAAGTAACTCTGAAACTAATATTCCAAAAGTACCAGAAGAAGTTTTATCATCTGATAGTTTTAGTAATTTTATAGAATATAATCAATCAACAAAAGAACCTGCTATTATTTTTAATCTTTGTGGATATGATTTAGCAAAACTCGCATTAAAATACACAAATTCATTCATTGGAAGAAACATTCTTTTTGGACAAAACTTAAGAGAATCAATTAATCAAAAGAAATCTGAAACATATTCAGGTATGGAAAGAACTATTAGAGATGAACCAGAACGTTTCTGGTTTTACAACAATGGAGTAACCTTACTAGTTGAGGATTATGATGCTAAGCGACTTCCAAATAACACTGTAGATAGTATTATATTAAAAAGATTTTCTATTATTAATGGAGCACAGACAACTAGTGCATTAGGTGAATTTCTTAAAAACGCAAATTTAAATGAAAATGAAGAAGATATAGAAAAATTAAAAAAGGTATTTGTTCTTGCTCGAGTATTAAAAGTAAATGATGCAAAATTTGCAGGAAATATCGCTGTTTTTAATAATACACAAAATCCAATAACAACTAGAGATATGGCATCTCAACGGCCAGAACAAATAGAATTATATAATAAATTAATTAATGGTGATGAACCTCATATTTATTCAGAATATAGAAGAGGTGCATCTGTACCAAATTATATTAAGTTATTTAAGCATCAGAAAACTACTAATGAAGAATTAGCACAATTAGCATTTGCTGGTTTCTTTAGAGAACCATTTACTGCAAAAGATAAAAAGGCTTCAATATTTAAAACTGATTTTTCTCCTGATAATGAATACCTAATAAACGAATATTATCATCGAATCTTTTGTAATATTGAAGGGCATAAATTTGGCAAAGGAATTCTTTTTGAAAAAACAAAAGAAGAAATAAATGAATTACTCTTTGTTCAATATTTATATAAAGAAAGTAAAAAAGATCTTATTAAAATTTATAATCAGCAGATAAAACTCTCTGAAGAAAATGGAAATGTGGATTTAGCCGAACAAGCAAAAAGATTTAAAGCTGTTTGTAATGTTTGTGCTATCTATTGTATTACATACTATTATTCATTAAAAAAAGCTTTTTCCAAACAAACTTTTATAATGATTTATGATTATGGAAAATTTTATAAAGATAAACTTTATGCGACTCAAGTTATACAAGCTTTCAGAGATTTATTTTTAATGGAAACTATTAAGATTATTAATAATCTTGCTGGAACTTATTCTTTAAATACATGGATAAGAGATAAAAAAAGTGCAGATGCTTTTTCAAAACAGATTGAAACAGAAGTACTTACAGACTTACAATTACATACTAAATATGAAAAATATATAAATGATTTTAAAGTATAAATAATTATAGTAAATAAGATACACCTTCTTACACAGATTAAAATTTTATACTAATGTGAATAATGAAATAATTTTGAATAAAACTTTAGGTTGACCATCACCTATGTTTTCTGATTTTTTATAAGTATAAAACAGAGAAAATTATTTTTATATGAATGAATTAATTGTTAATTGTCTAGTTAAAAAAATAGGAGACTAATTGAACAATGATATCTTTATTTTATGATGAAACTGCGACTGAAAAACAAGATCTTGTAGGATATGGATGCCTATCTGCAGATGAGAAAACTGCCGATATAGTAATTAACGAAGCATTACAAAATTTAAAAAATGATCCTGATTTTGATGATAAAGATAAAACAACATTAGCAAGAGGTTATTTTCATGCCTGTGATGATTCTAAAAATGCTCATTCTCACTTATGTAATAGTATCCGCAAAAATCTAAAAGGTAATTTTACAAGTTTCTTTTATAAAACAAAAAATAAAACCGATTTAGAATTATTATTTAAATACACTCAAGATAGCATTGGAGTTTCAACCCTTTTTGCAACTAGAGAAGAAATAAATGTTAGTTTTGAATGTAGAAATAATAAAACAGAACAAGCTTTCAGAAAATGGTATGAAAATTTAATAAATAAATTATTCCCAAATTTATTTGAAAATCCTAAAATTGAATTATGTTTTCCTAAAACAAATTTTTTTGTTCATAAGAAACAAAATTCTATTGGACAAATTTGTGATTTCTTATTATGGGCTGCTTTAAAATATTCAGATAATAGAAATGATGTATGGTGGAACAGATTAGGAGGAACATATAGAACTGAACCTATGGAATATAGTCCAGATAAAAACATTACGTTTATTTCTTGTGATGTAGAATACAATGCATATTATTTACTACCTGTAAATAAATATAATAATGTTATTATAACAAAAAAAAATAATACCATACCAGAATTAGCAAAAACCTACATTGAAGGAGAAAACTTTATAGAAAATTTATCCATAATTCCAAAAACAATAGATCATTTTTCCAATGAAATTCTGAATTTCAATAAAAACAAAAAGAAAGATAAAAATAGAATTGTAAAGTGTGCAAAATTATTTCTCAAAATAATTGATACTGGAGATTTTTTTAAAAATAAAGAATATACAGAAATAGAAGATTTATTATTCATAAAAAAAACAAT